ACTTGGTTCAGCTAGTTTTTTTATCATCTTACTTGTGATGATATTCCAAAAATTTGATAAGTTATTTAACATTGTATATGTGTTTTAAATTATTATGCAGGTAAAATAATTAAATTTCCTAAATCATTTACAGTAAGTCTAAATCTAAAACCACCACCTGAAGTAAGAATAATACCTCCATCAGGTTCTTCTAATTCCATATTAGAATTTTTTATAATAAAACTTGCATCTGCATGTAAAGCTTGTGTAGCTCCTACAGTAACTTGACCATTGCCTTGAATAAGTAATCTTTCAATTCCTGCAGTAGAAAATTTCATTAATCTTGATTGAACAACATTAAAGTAAACAGAATTATCAAAAATTGGATTTACATTTGGTGCATTTGTCCCCATTGAAAATTGCACTGGATTAGGATTTGGATTTGTCATTGCAATACTTGTTGTACCACCTACAAGTCCCTGATCTATTCTAATTCCTGCAGTAGGGCCGCCAACTGTAGTTTGTGCAATTTTAAGAGCTTGACCAACTACATTAGTTGTACCAATACCAATTCTACCATTATTATTTGATAATGAAGAATTTGCTACCCATTGTGCTCCATTCCAATATAAAGTATTACCTACTGCAGATCCTAATGGAAGACTTCCACCACCACCTGATCCAGCTGGACCTTGTGGTCCTTGAATACCCTGTGGTCCTTGTGCTCCAGGAGAACCTTGAGATGCAAGTAATGCCCACTTAGTAGGATCAGAATTTGGAGTAGTTGCAGTTGGACCTACATTTGCAATACAGAACCATGATGCTCCACCATAACCTACTGCATCATCAATAACATATGTTCCTGCTGCAGACCATGCACCTTGCCAGTTTAAACCAGCAGGACCTACAGGACCAGCAACACCTTGTGGACCCATTGGACCTTGTGCACCTTGTGGTATAACACCTGCTACTTGTGTAATAAAATCTTGTGCAGTTATTGCACCTGCAAGATAGTCATCATCTCTTCTACCATCTTTAAGACCAACAGGTATTAATGTTTTTGTAGCATCTACTGAAGTTACTATGCGGCCTCCTTTGATCCAAGAGATAAAATTTAGAATATCCATGATTGTTTAGTTAAATTTATAATATACTATAATATACAAAAAATAGTTTATATAACAAAATTAATAACATAAAAAAATCCCTAGCGTCAACTAGGGATCTGTTTAACTTAAAAGGTTTAGCCTCACTAATCTCTTAAGTCAAATCCATGTACCTAATAGAAAGGTAAGTAATAACATTATCATTATACAGACATTAGCTAGTTCCATTCCTGCTTTATCCATAATAAAGTTTTGTGTTACCTTGTCAAAAATAGGCTTATACATTATGTGTGCTAGTAACCATAGAATGGTTACAAATACTAATACTACTGCTATGGCTACTATTTTCATAATGTGTCAATTCTTTTTTGTAAATATACTAAAGCTTTTTCTAAGTCTTGTTTAACACTAGAACTTTTTTTACCAGCTCTTACTACGTATTTAATTACATTACCTAAGTAAAAATCTTTATCTAACTCCCACTCTTCCAGTACATTAAAGACTTCATAAATATTATCTTTGCCACCATAGTACTCAGGTCTTGTTGGATCAGAAAGATCTACTACTCTATTTTTCCAATCTTCACAAAGTGTTCCTTTAATATCTGTGTCTGGAGTATCACGAGTCCAAACTTTTGTAATAGTAGAACTGTAAGTAGGATAATCATCATGAGATATATTTACCATGGCTTACCAGATTATTGCAATGTCCATTTCATTCAACATAAGCTTTACACTTCCGTCAATGTCAACTTTTTCTGCATGTTCTAATTGACCTACTGCAATATATACTGTATCACCAACAACAACATCTTCCACCTTATCACCAATAGCATATATAGTAAGTCTATTCCACTGCTTCATTGCTTCATACATTAAAGCATCATCATCTTTAGCAGATAACTTAATTACTGATTCTTTTTTAACAGGTACTTCAATAAGTATCCTTCTTCCTCTTAGGGTTTTAAACGGTTTCATATTTTGGTTTTTAATAATTTACTTACACACATTTGAGCATTAAGGATTTCTCCTATGGTATGATCAAATACTAAACTTTTTACTGGAGATTTATCTTCTGTAGAATAGTTGTTTAATATTAGTTCTGCAATTTCTGCAAACTTTCTTCTTACTTCTACTTCTACTGATTCTTCAATATTTTCTGAATCTAAACCTACTAAGATTTCTCCAAACTTGTAGATCTTAGTTTCTTTAATTATAACATTTTCTTCCATAACAATACATTTGGTTTGTACAAATATATAATTATTTTCCTTGGCCGCGATATAATTTTTTATATTTTTTTGAAGACTTCAACTGAGATGTTCCACTCTTAGCATGTATTCCTGGTCTAGAGATATTTTTTGTTACTTTAGTGGTCATTCCACTATCCTTAATCTTTGCCATAACTTTTTATTTACCGGTTTGTCTAAATACTATTGATATTCTTTTTTCTTTTAATTTTTCTATACTATGTTTCCAGTGTGTTCTATATACTCCTTTAAGTTGTATAATAGATCTGGAAGGTAATAATATAATTTGTTTTTTTAATCCGTAAGTTAAAGTAAGTTTTGCTTCAGACAATAAACTTAATATAGTTATTACAGGTCCTGCATCTATCTTATCTATGTGTGCTGGTATACTGTCTCCTGGATAATAAGTATTTATAGTTACATCTTCTGGAAAACTATCTAATACTTTTCTATCAATTAACTTATTAATTAACTCTAATAAATATTCTGGAATAGGATCTAGTTTATCATTACTATAAACTGAGTTTCCATATCTTAATAAAGTTCTACTATTTGATCTTGTACCTTGTTCATTTAATAACTTATCTAATAAATCTTTTTCTTCTTCTATAGATAATATATTTAGTTCTGGTTTTATTGTTAGCAGTTCCATTTTCTTAATGCAAGAGTCTTTCTTGTAGGCTCTCCGTTTGGTTTTTTAGCAGGGCCTGGCATACCAGACATTCTAGCACAAAAACTTTTTCTTCTCTTAGCATCTTTACTTCCTGCTTTAAGCTTAGAAGGCTTAGTTGTTACTGCTGTCTGAAGTTTACTTCCAGGATTAGCTGCTCTATAACTAGCTACACCTTTTGCATTCAATCCACCCTTAGGATCTTTACCTTCTTTTCTCGTCCATGCTGCTGTCTTTGCCATAATTATTTTTTTACACAGTTATTATATGTTTTACCATACATTGTTTTACTTCCTTTTTTTTCATAACCTGGCCAGCAACTTTTAGCACTACCACCTTTAGCCATTTTTGGCTTAGGTGTTTTACCAGCTTTCTTCATTGAGATAGCTATTGCTGCTTGTTGTGCTTTAGTCTTTGCCATTTTATCTACTTCTTGCAGTTTTTGCTGCAATATTTTTTGGTTGTTTAACAAATTGTTTTCCTTTACTATTACCTTTGGCTTTAGCCATATTAGTAGCAGCTTTTTCTCCTGCTGATAAAGATGCCCAAGCTGCTTCAGGCAAATATCTTTTAGTTCCCTTAGACTTAACTTCTTTGGAAGAACCTTTCTTTTTATTAGCTGCAGTTCCAGAAGTCATCCACTTTTGTGCACCCCAATCTCTAAGACTTTGTTGCGGATCTTTAGCCATTACTTTTTAGTTTTATAACCACCACCAGCAGCTTTATATTGTTTAGCCATTAGTTGTGCTTTTCTTGCAGACCATTCTCCAGGATCACCACCACTACTACCAGCTTTAATTCTTTTAAATATACCTTCACGTAAACCTGGCTTAGTGTATACACCAGCTGCATTTACTTTACTTTTAGTAGTTCCTCCTTTTTTATAAGTTTCATATTGTACATCAGATCTAACTTTTTTACCACCGGTTACTAACTTTTTAGTTTCTTTTTGTGATGTCCAATCTCCATCGGCATTTCTTTTTACAACTTGTTTTTCTATAAATTTACTTCTAGGTGCTTCTTTAGTTTTATATGTAATATCTTTTTCTTTACTAACACCTTTTTTTGTAAGTCTATTATAAGAAGAAATTTGTATGTTTTTTCCACCATCTGTTTTTACAACTTCTCTGGTTCTTTTAGTAAGTCTTTTAGGTATGTTCATAGTTTTATTTTCTAGAGAAGAACCCTTTCTTGGGTGCTTCTATTTTAGTACTCTTTAGTTTTTCAATAATCTTGTTTGCTTCATCTTCAGCATAAGTTATTACCTCTTCTTCTTTGTCTTTTATATTCCAGTTGTTTAGTAAGATACTCATGTGCATAGTTTCATGCATAATAGCTGTGGCTTTT